AGTATCACAAAATAAGAGTGTACATGGGAATGCTGTCACTATTGTGTGCAGTGTTTTATGGAACACTTTTTAAACTTTCCGTCATTAATAAGATTAGAGCTTGGAAGCTATATTTTATTATTCCTTTCCAATTTGGATATGACTTACCCGGTAGCATGTTCCCGGTCTTATCCACACTTTCAATATTCTGTTATGTTATGATTAGTTCAACTTATCCTCAAGTGGACCCTTCTAGGGACACTCTTAAAGTACTTCTAGCGATTACACTTTTTGTAATTGCTAGAAATAGTTCAAAAGCAGATATTGAAATAAACCCAGGCCCGGTGCCTGACGAAATTTCTAAGATATTGACTTCTCCTAAACTCATGTGTTTTGAGAAGATGATAGCTCAGAAATTGTTCATCCAATCCAAAAATTTTTGTGTTACAAATGTTACTCATGAGAGACATAAGTACAATTGTTGCCCAGAAACTTTTGAATTAACTACTGAAGTTCTTTTCGACTATAATGAGAATTGTAGGACGATTGGAGCTAAATTGACTGACACCATTATGTTTCCCAGTGGAAATGCGTTTGGATTCTTCAATTCACTGATTAAATTAACTTTGACTCTCACCCCGATGAGTAATGGAGGTTCAAAGTTACATGTTAGAAGAATTTTTGAAAACAATGCTAGTTTCGAGAAACTAACGGCTTACAGTCAAAATTGCAAGTACCCATTCTCATTGCCCTTTGAAAGAGGATGCGAAGTTTTCGAATACATCAAAGTATATGAGACTTTTAATCCAAATTCCATGGTTGCTATGTTACAAGGAGCCACATTCTCTAATTTAAGGGATAGTAGCTCTAAATTAGGAGCCTTATGTGATAAATTGGATGCTAGAAGCAATGACATTGAGCGTCTTGTTGATAATATGACTAGTTGGTCCGCAGAATTGAAAAATTCTTTGGTAATACTGCTCATAGGATTGACTACCGCAAGTGCTATTAATTATTACATAATGAAAGACCAAAATAGTTTCAAATTGACAACTTTTGGAGGTGTTTGCATAATGTTTTTAAAAGGCCC